CTTCCGCCCCGACCCCACTGACCCCGGCCGCCATGGAGGCGTCCAGCTCCGCCATTGACGCGCGGATCTTCGCCACCATCTCCTCACCGGCGACGGCACACTCAGCGAACGACGCCAACAGTGGGGCGTTGACACCGGACAGCAGGACATAAAGATCAGCGATTTCGGAGCCAGCAGCCATGACCAGCTCCTTTCAGTTGTCACGCCACGCCGAGGCCCCAACCGACGCTGAACAGAGCAGCGAACGTGATCTCCGCTGTTTCCCGAGCTGTGTTGTGGAAAGCGGGGCCCAGGAACGGGTACACGGCGCCGTTGCGGATGCCGGTCTCCAGGTAGTAGCCGTACTTGCCGCTGGTGGTGCGGCGGTTGTATGGGGCGTACATGCCACCAGCGACACCGACGCGGCACTCCCACCCCGCCCCGTTGGGTTTGGGTGTGGAGTGGGTGATGGAGCGCACCAACGTTCCTGAGATCCGTGCCGGTCCACTACCAGGCCGGGCTGGTGTCTTGGTCCTGACGGGGTGCTCGCCTCGGCTGGCGTTGGTTTTCGCTTCGGTCTCCACCTTGATCGCGACCCGCTCCAACGCGATCGGCATGCGTGTCTCCGCTGACACCGCCAACTTGGCGAACAACACCTGGAACACACCGGATGTCATCTCAGTGGCCATGGGCATCGCCCCTCTTTTTCTTCCTCGATGCCTCCAGTTCAGCCTCCCGTTCAGCTTCCCGCCTGATGTTGAGCAGATCCCAACAGAACCGGCGCACATAGATCGGTGTCGCTTGAAGTTCAGTCCAGGACCAGTTCATTCCGGCGGGGCGCATCAACTCGAAGTCCAGGACCTCGTTGGGTATCACCCCACTTGCCCATGTTCCGTCGTAGATGGACTCGGCGGCGAGGATGACGTTTTCGTAGTAGTGTCCGCCGAGCCCGAGGGAGGGTTCATCGCGGACGTAACCTCTTCCGCTAGTTTCGTGATGATCGCTACCGGTAGTCTCGCGACCAGTGTCGGGGTCGCTGGCGACGGGAACCGTTCCATCGGTAGCAGCTCACCAGTGTTGTCATCGACCTTGATGGACGCCGGGTCGTACACCCGCCACCCAACGATCAGCTTCGCGATGACATCGTTCATCGCGTTGCGTGCATCGAGAGGGTCTACAGGTTGACCTTTGTCGTCCATTGCAATTGGTTTGGGTTGCAGTTCCTGCGGTGACATCAGTCGAGGGTTTCGGATCGACACCCAAATCGGGTCTTCGGTGTCTGACATCAACTCGATGAACGGAATATGAACAATGGGGTTGGAGTAACCAGTCATCGCGCGCGCTCCTTCTGGTTTTAGTAACTTGCGGTTTGGAAGTTCTTCAACACCGCACTGACCGACCCGGTGTCAGTAGCGTTGTAGATGCCACTGAACGAGAAGTCTGCCTGAACGTATGCGGAAGCCAGGTCACGCTTGCCCTTGAACCACCCAGACTGGGACATGGTCAAAGCCAGGGACGCGCCACCGAACGACACCGGTTGCAGCAGGTTCGCGGTGGCGGCGGTTTGGGTGTAGTTGGTGAACAGGTTCAGGTCGGTCAGGTTCTCGAAGATCGCCTTATAGGTGCCGTCAGCGTCCAGTGCGCCTTGGAAGATCTCCCGAGGTGCTTGCAGTCCGTTGCTGGCGTGGATGGCTTCCACGGCGCGTTTGATGTTCAGGTCGAACGTCAGGCCACGGGTGGAGGATCCTCCGGCGTTGGTCATGGACCACTGCCAACCCAGGACCGGTGCCAGTGCGGTGTAGGCAGGGGTGGGGGTCGACTGTGCCGTCCCTGGGAATGCTTTGAGTTTGGTGGTCAGGCTTACCGCGCCCTTTGGGTCGATTTTGATACCGACGTCGGAGAACGCGGCACCGACGTATCCCAGGGTGGGTGTTCCGGTGGAGGTGTCGTACACCGTCAGGCTGTATGTGGCTTTGGCTGCGGTGGGGGATTGTTTGAAGGTGTGGGTGGTTTGGGCCACCACAGGGGCAGGGGAGGTGTGGCCCTTGGTTAGCCCTACCGCTTGCCCGGCCACCGTCGTCACGGTCAGCACCAGGCTGGCCACGTTGGTGACGACGGCGTACTCCTGGTTGACGCCGGTGTCGATGCTGATGTAGGTGCCGACGATGATGCCGGTGGCGCTGGTGACGTTGAGGGTGGTGGCACCGACTGTGGTGGTGCCGGTCATGGTGGTGGACGCACCGACAGCAACAGTGTCGGGGCCGATGACACCTCGAAGGAAATGACCGACCACATCGGGGTAGGCCATCAGGTCAATACCCCAGTCGGCCTCTGCTGGGCCCTGGTACATGCCCTGCAACACGGAGTCGTTGGCCCTGATCGAGGTGTCCTTGATCTCGGTGAACATGTCCTCGTAGTCGGCCTTGGTGAACGGGAGGAACACCGTGGGTGCCAGGTAGGTGCCGATCACGGATTCCTTGGCGATGCCAAGGTGCGCGAGGCGTGACAGAGCGGTCATGGGTTACGCCTCCTCAGTGGCGAAGGGGAGCGCGGTGAGGGCCTTGTCGGTCGTCACCTGCGGTGGTGGCTGCGCACCGCTCGACGGCGGGTCATCGCTGGTGGCGGTGTCGTCGGCCTGCTCGGTGGCTGGGTTGTCGGTGTCCGGCTCGCCTTCGGCTGCGTCACCGGTGTCCAGCTCATTGACCGGGGTGAAACCGGCCAACCGCTCCTCGTGGTCGAAGTCCTCACCGTGGTGGATCTGGCGACCGAGTCCGAGGGTGGGAAGTTCAATGGGGTATCCGCTGGTGTTTCGTTGGAGCACGACGGTTCGCCTTCCGGGAGCGCGCGGGAGCACCCGGCGGCACCGGGTGGGAATGAGGTGGGTGTTAGATCACTGGTGGGCGGCGAAGCGCCTTGCCAGCCCAGGGGCCCGTGACGGCTGCGCCCTTCGCCTGGGCATATAGGTGCCCGGTGGTCCCCGCGCCGGGTGCGGTCACGCGCACCGCGACGGCCAGCCCGTCCATCAAGAGCCGGGCCGGGGAGTTAGCCGGTGAAGTCCCGATCGTCAGCGAAATACGTGATCTCAGCCCGGAACTCGGCGTCAGGTGGCAGCGTGTGCGCCGGGTCGTCGAACACAACTTCCACCTCACCGGGGTCCTCAGCGACCGACAGGAACCGGCCACCGTGGGTGTGATCACCCAGGAACCCCGACAGGCGCGTCAACACCAGGTCGATCGCGGCGTCGAAAGCACGCTGGTCGGCCTCAGCGTTCCCGGACCCTGACGTCAACGGCCACACCAGGCGCAACACCAGGGTGTAGGTGTCCATCAACCGGTGATTCGAGAACCGTTTACGGCGCGTCCGGCGGCGCAGCACATACAACTGACCGGCGGTGCGTTTCCCAGGTGTCCGGGGCCAGTACGACTGGACCACACCGAACGGGCCACCAGCAGCCATCAGCAGCGCCGGGAGCCCATCACCGGAGGTGGCCAGCCACTCCGCTTCCCTATCGACAGCGTCAGCGGTGCTCACGACGATCACCTCCTGTGGTGGTGCCTACGATTTCGGTCACCGACGACGCTTCCGCTTCCACACCCGGTGAGCCCGGATCCTGCGCCTGACCACCGGCCGGTACCGGTGATGCCTGGTGCCCTTGTGCAGGAACCCCTTGAGGTGGCGCCGGTGGTGCGCGGAGATCAGGCCACGCATGGGGTGACGTGGTGCGTGACGCTTGTGGTGTGCCTTGCCGTGGCGTTGGAACCCGGTGTGTTTGCTGCGGGTCATTTTCGACATCGAGTGACGGTGACCGGCGTAGGGCCGTCTGGTCGCCGGTGCCCTGGTGGAGCGTGGCCGGGTGGTGCCGTGGCCACGGTGACGGCCTTTCAGTGCCGCGCTCAGCTTGGCTTTGGTGGCGGCCGACATGGGGTGCCCGGTGCGCTTGCGGCCCTTGAGTGCGGCACTGATCTTCGCCCTCGACGCGGCCGACAACGGGTGGCCAGTGCGGTGCTTTCCCTTGAGTGCAGCGGAGATCTTCGCTTTCGTCGCCGCTGACATCGGGTGGCCAGTGTGGTGTTTCCCTTTGAGTGCCGCGCTGATCTTTGCCCGTGCCGCAGCGGACATCGGGTGGCCCTTGTGGCTGCCAGCGTGGTGCTTGCCTTTCAACGCGGCAGAGATCTTCGCCCTGGTAGCCGCAGACAGCTTGTGACCCTTGTGGCTGCCGCCCTTGCGTCCGGTGCGTTTCCGGCCCTTGAGCCGCGCGGAGATCTTCGCTTTCGTGGCGGCACTGAGTTTGTGCCCCTTGCGACTGGCCACCGCTACCGCCTGACGTACGGGGCCAGCATCTCCATGGCCTCAGCACGCAACGCGTCAGGATCATGCCCCGACCGGCCATCGACCGGATCCAGTTGTTTGACCGCGATGCTGGCCGCCATGAACCGACCGGCCTCCACCAGGTCTGCGGGGATCGTGAAGTACCCACCGGAGTACATGATCGCAATGGTGGTGCCCTGTGGAACGAACGTGCCCAACTGGAACCGCAGGTGCCCGGTGTCCGGCTCGAACTGCATTGTCGACGGCAGCACCGTCTGCTGACCGGCGAACGACCGGTACAGGCTGATCGACTGGATGGACGCCGTCCACAGTTCGGGGTACCTGGCCGGGAACTCCCGCACCCAGAAGTGCCGCACCAGCAGCGTTGACCCCAGAGACGCGGCACGAGACGCACCGAGCTGCGCGGTGGGATCCAAGGGCACGTAGGCGTCGATCGCGTCCTCAACGTCCACAGAGTCAGCGCGCATGGTCTCCATCAGACCGGTGAACGGCACCAGTCGCCGGTCACACGCCGACTCACACGACCTGGTGGCCGTCAGCATGATGTTGGTCAGTGCCTGCGCGGAGAACCCCTGCACCAGGTTCGCGAACGGGCCCTCAGTCATCTGGGCTGCGGTGGCCAGGGGGATCGGTTGGTCAAGAGACATCAGGTCACCCCCTGGCCGACGCGGCTATTTGGTGGATTTGGTGGTGGTCTTGACCTCAGCGGGGATCGTGATACTGCCCTGATCCACTGGAGTGCCCTCGGCTACTTCCTTAGCGTCACGTTCGGCCTTGGCCTCATCGGATGCCTTGGCACCAGCAGGCTTGTCGGCTTCGGTGAACTCACCACCGGGATGCTCAATCAGCTCGGCACCCATCTCGTCAGGGACCTCGATCACAGCACCGTCCGACTTCCACTCATACCCACCGGACGCGGAACCAGCGTGTGCTTTCTTCAACCACATGTCGCGATCTCCTTAGCTGTAGCTGACGGTGACAGCAGCGGAACCGGACGCACCGACCGCGACGATCCCGTTCGCTGCTGGCATTTGAATATCGAATGTTTGACCGGAAGTGACACCGCTAGCGGGAATGATGGCGAGCACAGTCCCGGACCCAGTGGAAGCGTTGTCGTAGAAAGTGAGCGCACCTGTCGGCACCGCACCGGTCACCGTCACACGACCTAAACGACCAGGCCCTGCTTTGATAACTGTTGTTCCGACACCAGCAGCAACAACACCAGTAGCGGAAGAAGACACCGGGAACCCACCAGAATCAATCAACGTGAAAGAAGGTACAGGCATCAGATCCTCATTCCGTGGAGACCGGGGGATGACACCCGAGCGCGTGAGTGTCATCCCCCGGAGCTGAAATGCGAATCAGATAGCAGCCAGTACCCGGCTGAGGCGACCCACATACTTCGGGGCACGCACCGCCAGGCACGTGTCCGTCAACACAGCGAACGGCAAAGTGTCCGGCGCGGTCACAGTCGGTGCCAGCGGAATGATCTGCATGTCCCGCGTGTAGGGGCGAACCAGGAAGTTTTGGTCACGGGGGATCAAGTAAATGTCCTCCGCCATGCCGTTGCGTGGCAGTGCCCCAGTGTTGGTGCCCTGGTATCCGGCAGGGCCGGTGTTCCCGCTGGAGTTGGTCAGCAGGTTGGTGCCGGTGTCGATGATCGCCGTAGTGGCCACACCAGTGGTGTCGAACGCATCGACCACACCAAGCAAGGTCTCCGTACCGGTGCCACCACCCACAGCAGTGCGGTAGACCTTGTACAACACTGGGGTAGCGTTGTCGGGCATGTTCGACGGAGCGGACACAGCCAGAGACACAGACCCAGTTGGGCCGGTGACCGCTGGGGATACCTCCACCGACGCCTGGATCTCACCGAACCGGGCGATCACAGCAGCCACCTGGTACCGGTAGGTGCCGGTCGCCAGCGTGCCGTTGCTGGTCGATGGGGTGGCAACCACGGTGCCCTGTTGGTTGGAGCGCGGAGACATGAACGACGTCTTACCGATCGGGATGTCCCGGTACGTCGACACGTTCAGACCAGACACAGTGGTCGTCGGAGTCGCCATGAAACGCTGCTGGCTGACCTGCACCTGCTGCACAGCGGAGTTCATCCGAGGTGACATCACGAACATGTAGTTGGATCCGATCGGCATAGCGGCGTTGGTTTCCACAATGTCAATCAGCTCATCAAGCATCTTCAACGAGAAGTTGGCGGCCGCGTTGTCCTGCGCGTTGACGTACGCATTGGACCCAGACCCAGCAACCCAGTTCGACACCAGGTAATCCAGACCGGAACAGATCGGGTACTGACCAGCCACAGTGGCACCATCATTACCCCAGATCAGGCAGTTCTCCAGCGTCCACATCATGCTGGTCACGGTGCCGTCCAACTCAATCTGACGGAGGTCACCAACCAGGTCACGGGTCACGGTCTGCGCGAAACCAGTCACCGACCCGACAGCTTGGAACAGGCGAATGTTGAACACTGCCTGCTCGTAAACGCTGTTACCGATCGGCCTAGCTCCACCGTCAACGACACCACCGGAGTCGGGGCGGTTCACTCGACGGTTGAAGAAGTACTGAGTGGAGTTCCACTGCTTGGTGGGGATCATCGCCAGCAGGGGGGCGTACCGGCGCTGGTACTCAAGCAGCACCGGGTCAATGGACTTCGGGATAAGGGGGGTCACTGACCCTGCGGTGGTCAGTGCCTCCTGGAGTTCCGTAGGCATAGCTTCTCTTTCTGGGCATGAAAAAGCCCGCCAGAGCTATGCCCATGGCGGGACGTGTTGGGTGTGTGGTGAAACGGTTTAGCCGGTGGCGGTGGCCCCGGTAGCGGCCGGTGCGATACCGGTACCGGCGTGCGGCACTGGGGTCTTCGCGAAGTCACCGAGCAGAATGTCCGCGCGGTTGGCGTACAGCGCTTCCGGGGTGGGATCCGACTGGTCGTTCTCGTGGACCCGGAAACCCTGCCGAGACGGGCGGATCCCGAGACGCTGCAACTCCTCACGGACAGCCGTCAGGATCCGGTTCTCGGTCTCCTGCACGGTCTTGGTCAGCTCGGTGCGCAGCCCGGCGGTGGCCTCAGCGATTGCAGCGGCAGCGGTTTCCTTCAACGCCTGCCCAGCGTCCACCTTCGGTACAGCCTCGGTGGCGGGGGGAGCGGTCTCGGTAGCTGCTGGTGCGGGTGCGGGGGACGGTGCGGCGGCGGGCGCCGGTGCCGGTGGGGTGTTGGCCTTCAACGCGGCGGTGAATGCGGCACCGATGGTCTCACCGATCGCCGACACGTCAGCGTCGGTCAGGGTCCGGGTGGGGGCCGCCGTGGTTTCGGCCGCCTGTGTGGTTGCGTCGCTCACAGCGGTCTCCTTATCTGTGGTGGTGCTGCCATCAACCGGTTGGTTGGTGGACGTCGTGGTGATCGTGGTGGGGTGTACTGGGCCGGACTCCTGGAGTCGCCCGCGTTCGACGGTGACGGTGGACAGGTCCAGTAGTGGCAGGCCCTGCTTGGCGCGCGCCTCGTTGATCGTCATGGAGTGCGTGGCCATGTCGTGCTTGATCGCCTCGATCAGATCGGTTTCCGACCACACCTGACCGGACACCTGGATGTTGACTGACTCCGTGGCCGGTGCCGACCCATCACCATCAGCGGTGGTGACCGTGGCGTCTTCTGTAGCACCAGGGACGTCGATATCAGCGTCCATATCAGGATCCATCGCCTGGAGTGCGTCACACGCCGCCGTCATCGCAGCAGCAGCGACCACCCGCAAATCAGCGGGATCAATCAAACACGCACGCATCGTCAGGGAGATCGGACCGTTGTAGGCGTCGACACAGAACCCCGCCTGACCATCCGGCCCATCAGGGTAGTACTCCCGCAACTCACCCCACCGTGTCGATTCCTTCTCGTCCGACACATCAGCTCCGATCTTCTTCATGGCCGCTTTGATTTTCGACTTGATGCGGGCCAATTGTTTGGGGGTGTATACGGACGCGTTGTCCTTCTGATTTATGTAACTCCATGCCGCCTTTACGTGCTTGGCGGTGTCCAGTGGGTACCGTTTCTTCCCGTCTTTCTGGTACCCAGGGTCAGCGTATTGAACATCCCCATACGGTTTCTTTGGGTCTTTCGCCTCAATGGTCGCCTCACCGATCTCATTGATGGCCGTGGTAACTGTCGCCTCCACCGTCTCCTGTATGGGGGTGCGCTCCAGCACCGATTCCTTGGCGCTGGTGTCCGGGGCCAGGTCCAGCACCGCACCCAGGACACCGGGAGTGTGGGTGAAGTCGATCGCATCCACATCGAGGTCGTCACCGGTCTCAACACGCTGACCGTCGTAGTTGACGTGCTTGACCTCACCGAGCCAGTACCCGTGGATGCTGGTCGACCGCAGCGCTGGTGTGCTCGGTGTGGCCAGCGCGGCGATGTCACGCCCGGCGGCGGTGTCGTAGAGGTCCGCTCGGTACTTCGCTGCACCACCGTCACCGACCTGCACATCAGCGACCCGACCCACGATCAGCTTGGAATCATCGCCAGCGTCATGGTGGGTGCGCATCACGATCGGCAGCCCGTTGGGGTCGGCGATGCGTTCTTGCATCCGTGCGACCACTTTTTTGATCAACTCTGGCGTGTACAGGCGGCGATTGAGGGACACCCCTGGCACCAGCATCGTCCCGTTGATCGTCGCGATCGTGCCGTCAGCCACGGTGGTTGTCCCTTCGCTATGGAATTGGTGGGCCGGTCTTGGTCAGCGTCTGCGGGCCGCTTTGACCTCAGCGGCACGCACCGGAGCCCGACCACTCGACGCCCGTCTACCCGCCGACACCAAGTTCGTGATCGCGGTACGGACATCGGGTTGTTTCAACGCGGCCAGCAGCAGCTCATCGAAGATCTCCGAGACCACATCGGTGATCACTTCGACCAGATCATCGGTCTCATCCTGCTTGCGTTCCACGGAACGCCGGGCCAGCATCCGGGCGGTCATCGTGTGCATGACGCGGTCGCTCTCGTCACCTTGATGTAGTACATGCAACCGGCCAACCCCGTGCGCTCCGTGCCCAACATTAAGTCGTCCAACCCAGCCAGGGCGTCAACGGCGCGCTCGGCTGCCTGCTCCGAGGTCACCGCACCAGCCCCGTACGCCTCGATCACCGTTGCGATGGCATCCAGTGCCCGTTCTCGATCGGTCACCGCAACCCCCTAGCTGGTCAGGTACTTGGTGAGCATCCCCACCAGGCCCTCCATCGGATCTGTTGCCTGCACATTGCACCTGCAATACGGGTGCAGTGGTGGTGCTGGTACCGCACTGCGATCCCACGGGTTGCGGTCCTCAGCGGCCTGACAAATCGGGCACACACGGGTACCGCCAGCGGTCACGAAATCCACCTGAGTCACACCAGCACGCCCATACAGCGTCAGCGCGCCTCGAGAGAATGACTGCCCCATCGCCAAATCGAGGATCGCTTCCACAGACCGGATGTCATCACCACCGATCACATCCTCAGCGGCGTTCAGCATCTCCCCGTAATCGGCACCAGCAGCGGCCAGCGTCGACAACCGGCCACCAAGATCAGTGGCCATCCCCGACACCATCCGATCAACCCACCCACTGCCCTGACCCCAGTAGTTGCCCAAATCACCCAAGGCGGCGTGCGCGTCGTGGAACACCAGGTCGAAGTCAGTACCGGTGATGTTGAGCTGTTCGGCGCCGACGATCATGGTGCTGGCGGTGCCCTCAGCTTCAGCGTCCAGTAGCGCGGCCGATACCGCTTGGATGATCTCTTCCCGATCCGCTGGTGTGGCATCCGGTCCGGCGATGGTGGATGCCACCGTGGAGGCGACACTGTTGGCCACCAGCCGCCGGTGGGTGGTGTTATCGGTGTCAACCGATTCACCCATGCCCATCGACTGCCGGAACCGGGACACCGCAGCGGGCATGTGCAGTCGGTGCGCTGACCGGCGCCACACCGCCATCACCAGCTTGGTGTGTTTGGCGACCAGCTTCTCTCTGCGGGCGTACACCGACGCCCAGGTGCCCTCCAGGCTGCCCAGCTTCATGGTGGCCTCAAGGATGCCCGGATGGTCGGCGTGGTGGACGGCCAGCTCGACAGCGGCGGTGCACCCGGCGCGTACCCGGTCGGTCATCGGCCCACCGGACGACGCCCACCCTTGGGCGTAGGCGGTGCGGGCGTAGGGGGCGATCGACTCATCCTCTGGTTGCTGCAACGCGATCTCAGCCCACCGACCGGCCACGGCGACCACTATCCGGTTGAACACCACCGGCCCGGTGTAGGACAGGTCAGCGGCGGTCAACCCATACCCAGCGGTCATGTGGGGGATGAACGGCTGGTGCTGGGTGGGGTAGTCGACACCGAGGCGCGCTTCACACACCGCGTCCATCAGGTCCCGCATGGGGGCCAGCAGGCCACTGTCCCCGATCAGGTGCACGGCACACGGTGGCATGTCACCGTCTGGGCCACCATCGGGGTTGAACGTGGCGTGACCCATCACCCGCGCTGGAATGGCACCACCCAGGTCGGCCACGGCCATCGCGACGTCACGGATAAGCAGCTCAATGCGGTCCTCTTGCCACGAGGTCACATCATCACCCAGATAGACCAGCGTCAGGTGTATTTCCTGGGCCGGGAGCGCGCTCTTACTATCGACGGTCAGCGCAGCGGGGTCTTCCGGCAGCAACGCGATCATCCCCGCGTCCACGTCGCCTCCTGGGTGGGTCTGGTAGTTGGAACCTCACCTGCGACGGTGGCGGACACCCGCATCGGCGGCAGAACTCCTCCACCATCCGGTCGGCTTTAGGTCGGCCCAACGTGATCGGTATGGACAGCTCACCGCTCTCGGTGGTGTACACCCACCGGCCCACCGCCGGGTCAGTCACGGGGTGCACGCGGCCGCAACAGCACGATCAACACCACACCGAGCACGATGATCCCGATCGCCACCACTACAGACGGTGAGTTGATCCACTTCATCATCGTCTCGAACACTCCGGGCGGGTGAGGACCATTGCTAGCAGGCACCACGTCAACCACCCGATCCCGATCGTGCAGAACACCAGCAGGCTCCACGACATCGCGAACGCTTCCGTCACCATGCGGTGGTTCCTCCAGGGACAGACACACGGCCACTACGACCCCGACAGCGAAGATCGAAAACAACCAGCCACTGGTGGGCATCGGGGCACATTACCTGGTGCCTTCCCACCAGATCGCGGCGAGCAACCCGGCCAGCAGCACCACCCACAGCAGCACACCCCACTGGGTCAACCCCACGTCAGCGGTCGACTGCTGCGACCACCGATCCGCCCCAACGCCTCCACCAGCACCTTGTCCTGCTCCACCAAGTGCAGTTGAAGCTGAACCGCCTCGTGCAGGATCGCTTCCGCGTCGTTGTAGGTGTCCAGGGCCCGTTTGTCGGCTGCGGCGGCTTGGACGTTCTGACCCACGATGATCACGGACAGCAGGACCAGTTGCAGGAACGTTTGGGCCACCCAAGACACAGTGGTGGCCACACCACCGGCCAGCGCGGTCGGCAACCCGAACAACGCAATGGCAGCGAACACGTACGCGCACCACATGGATCCCACGCCACGAGTGACCGCGACAGCTACAGAGGAGTTGAAACGCGCCGCCGGTGTCGACTGATCCAACTGGTCGGTGACCTTGGCCGGTCCCTGTGTGATCCGGTGCCGGATGTAGGGGTGTGGGACGTGCTGGAACAACGACATGGGGACCTCCCGTGGCGCGGGCGATGGTGACCGGCGCCGAGCCACGGGCAGGTCAGTTACAGGAGATGATCAAACTCACCGTTCTTGACGCCACCGATGAACGCGGCGGCCTCACTGGGGGTGAACATCAACGCTGGTGCGTCGGGCCGGTTGGAGTCACCGATGGCCACAACCCCATCATCGAAGCGTGCGACCTGCACACAGTTGTTCTCTTTCGGACGGTCGATCGTCAGGGTCGACTTCTGCCAGGTCAGGGCACTGGTGTCACGCTGGTACATCTCGTTTTTGTTCATCAGAAGTTGAACTCCCCCAGGTTGGCGCCACTGATGAACGGCACCCACTCATCGGCGGTGAACCGCAGTGCCGGTCCAGTGGGGTTATTGGAGTCACGCATCGCCACACCATCACCCATCCACGCGACCTCGACACAGTCTCCGCTGGCGTTGCTGGCTTGGCTCTTGATCCAAGACAGACCTGTCACGTCCCGGTCGTACAGCTCTTGTTTTCGCATAGGACGTAACGCTACTAGCCAACGCGTTTCTGGATCAACGGCAGCACGTCCTGGGCCCTGGTGGGGTGTCCTTGCTGGTTCATGGATCCGCCTCCCGTTCATGATCGAAACGTGACAACCAAAAATCCCAGAACAGGGGGCTTGCCACGGCTTCCTCCGGCCACTGGCTAGCCGGGAACTCCACCACCGGGGTGATCACCAGCGGTGCCGCTGTCGTCGCTGTCTGACCTACCACAAGCCGCTCTCCATTCCCCCCGATACCGTGCACGCCCATGGGTGACACAGCAGATTTCGACCGCACCGACCGGCCGACTACCGCTCAGCCACCACCGGTGCACGTGCCCGGCGCGGCGTCAGTCCACGACATTCTGATCGACCGCATACGGGAGCGGGCGGCGTTCGGGCTCCGCAAGTACGGCACACCACTCCAGCTATTCAACCAGAGGGACGCCTTAGCGGATGCGCTGGAAGAAGTCCTAGACGCAGCGGTCTACCTAGTCCAGGCCATCGCCGAGCGCGACTCTCGGAGAACAGCGGGAAGCTAGTACGGAACTGCAAGTACGGTACGCTTTCCATGTGGAGACCGAGCGTCGGTGCAACGGCTGTAGTCGCATCAAGAAGATCACCGAGTTTGAACCAGCAAAGCGATACCGTGGTGGACGGATGCCACGATGTCGGGACTGCCGGTCGGCGTACCGAGCTGGGTTGCACAAACGGAAACGCCAGCCTATTGGCCAGACCAAACGCTGTAGGCGGTGCGAGCAGGTCAAGGACCTATCAGCGTTCACTAGAGACGGGCGCAGCCCGGACGGGTACACACCTCGATGTTCTGATTGTCGCCGCGCATATCGTTTGCTGAACCAGCCAGACCCGCGCGAAACTAAGTCGCGGATGATGCAGTGGAAGTTCGGCATCACACTGGAACAGTTCGAGGAAATAGTCGAGTCCCAGGGCGGTACGTGTGCTTCATGCGGCAATGGCCAAAACAGGGACGGCAGCTCGTTCCTTGACATGGACCACTGCCACGAGACA